GGAGCAGGATGCCATTGCCTCAATGAAGAAGCTTAACACCGAGTTAGGCAACACAGGCAAGAAGGCAGGCGAGACAGGAGATAAACTAAGCAATGCCTTTGATAAGGGCAAAGAAGGTGTTGGTGGCTTAAGTAAGAGCTTAGGTGGTCTTGGGCCTGCAATTGTAGGCGCATTTAGTGTGACTGCTGTGCTTGGCTTTGCTAAGGCAGTGTTTGATACCACTGCAAACTTTGAGAAGCTTGGTGCAGTCCTTAAGAATACCTTAGGCAGTGGGGCGCAAGCATCACTTGCACTTGAAGGAATTAAAGAGTTTGCTAAGACTACACCTTTTGCAGTTGCAGAACTTACTGCAAGCTTTGTCAAGTTAGCTAACCAGGGATTTATTCCAACCACAAACCAACTTAGGCAGCTCGGTGACTTAGCTTCATCAACCGGAAAGGGCTTTGACCAATTAACCGAAGCAATTATTGATGCTCAAACAGGAGAGTTTGAAAGGCTCAAGGAGTTTGGAATTAGGGCCAGCAAGTCGGGTGATCAGGTTAAGTTTAGCTTTAAAGGTGTTGAGACTCAAGTTAAGTTTAATAATGAGGCAATTAGGCAATATATTACTTCTCTTGGAGACTATGAAGGTGTTGCTGGTGCTGCTGCTGCTGTTTCAGGCACTTTAGGCGGTAAAGTAAATAATCTTGGAGATGCTTGGGATAATTTCTTAAACTCAATTGGCACTCTGTTAAAACCCACACTCACAGCAGCACTTCAAGTCACTGCCGACTTTATGGATAGCATAAATAAGCTATTTAAGTTAGGCACAACAGGGGCGCAGGATATTGAACAGGCTGAATTAAGATCATTTAAAAGCTTTCAGGAAAAGACTAAGAAAATGACTATGGACATGCTGGAGCAAAGAGTTAAGGAAAACACAGCATCATTAAAGCAATTTGAAAAGGAGGCTGCTGAAGTCAATAAGAGGATTGGAAAAGCTCCATCCATTCCAGGATTTGATGCCAAGTTTGAGGATAGGCAGAAATTGCAGGCTCTACTTGAGCAGATAGCAGTCTACAAGGGAGAGAATGCTGCCATCAATGCTCAACTTAAGCTTAATAATGACAATGTAGATAAGACTGTCAAGGTCTACGCTGAGTTCAATGCACAGCAAAAGAAAGATGCTGATGAGAAGGCCAAGTCCGATAAGAAGGAATATGAAGCCAAGCTAAAGATTCTTGAGCTTGAGAAGCAACAGCAAGTCTTGATGGCTCAGATTCGGGGCAGTAAGCTTGGCGAAGTAGGTGCTGAAAAAGTTTACCAAGAGGCAGTTTATAATCTTAAAAAACAATACAGTGCTAAAAACATAGGCATAATAGAAGAGGAGGTCAATGTTGCCAAACTTCAAAGAGATAAGGCTGCAAAGGATTATGAAGATGCTGCAAGAAAAGAATTGCTTGTTACAAGAGAAGTAAAGATTGCAGTAGTAGATGAAGATAAAAAAGCCTATGACAATAGACTTGCTCAAATGAAGAAGTGGCAGGCAGCTTATGAAAAAGGTCTTGCAGATGAAGTTGCAGCTAAAAAGAAAGCAGAGGATGAAAAAAAAGCTATTGAGCAAAAGGCTTTTGAACTTAATCAAATAATTGTTAATGGAGCATTTGATTTATATCAACAAAGACTGAACAATGAAATGACATTGTTAAATAAAAAATATAGTGAAGAAATTAGGTTGGCAGATGGTAATCAGCAAAAGATAGATGAAATTAATCAGGAAAGGGCGCAGAAAGAAAAGGAAATAAAGACCAGGCAGTTTAAAGCTGATCAGGCTCAAGCAATTTCGAGAGTAATATTTGAAACCGCATCAATGATTGCAAAATGGGCTACAAATCCAATTACAGCACCACTTGCTGCACTAAGTTTGGCTGTTCAAGCTGCACAAATTGGAGTAATTCTTGCACAACCTGTGCCTGAGTTTGCAGAAGGAACTAAGGGAAAGGCATTTAAAGGAGGTAAGGCAATGGTTGGAGAAAGAGGAGTTGAGAAAGTAATTACTGAATCCGGTAAGGTTTACTTCACTCCACCAACAGCCACATTAGTAGACCTACCTAAAGGCTCGCAGGTTATTCCTAACCATGCTCTGAGCAAGCAGGAAATCTATTGGGGCAGTATGCAATCGGGAAGACAGTCAAGCAGTGGTAGCCCAATGATAGGCAAACTGGATGAACTTGGAAGCATCCTAAAAGGTTTACCAATCACTCAGCTTAACATGGATGAGAGAGGCTTTGAGAAGTTCATAAGAACACCCCGAAGGACAACTAAAATCCTAAATAATAGATTTAGGAGTGAGAATTAATGTTTGGTTTAGATAGAGGAAAAGAGGGGTAGCATTGCTATCCCTTTTTTTTATCTATTTTTGAACCATGGCAGGATGGAGTTTTTTTCTAAATGGCACTGAGGTAGAAGAACCAATAGGCTGGGATGCTATAGAGTTCACAGCCATCAGGATGGAGTCTCATGGCATTGATCAGCCATTCTCAACTGAGATGAGGTTCTATGAAAGAGGAGCAAAACTTATTAAGGCTCTTTATGACCAATACTTCATCAATGCCGAAATCACCATACAAATCACTTCAGATGTTGGCTATGGTGGTGAGCCTTATGAGTTCAATGGGATGCTTAACCTCGCAATCTACCAGGAGCATAATGTATGCGACACAGATAGCTGGGAGATAACCGTTGGAATTATTGATGACAACTTTAGAGAGCAGTTTAAGGCTCGGCAGGATGTAGAGATTGACCTTACAGCCATCAAAGACTTAAATGGTGATACAATTGCTGCTCTAACAGAAAAGGAAATCAGGCTACACAGGCAGGACTTATACTTGCAAGCTAATGGTAAGAACTTAGCCAGCAGTTCTACCTTTCTTCAGAAAAATATTCCTGCAACAAATAAATATGCTGTAGTACCAACCTATTGGCAACAGAGTGATTTTACTCAAAACTATGGCAGCACCTTTGACACTAATGCGTTATTTATTTCTAATGATAGTAATCTTGGAGATCAGCCAATTTTTAGAAACAATGGAAGTGTTACAAGAACATTTAATTATCAAATTACAATTGATTTTACCTTAATCAACAATGATTTAACAGGGGCAATAGATGTTGAATTTGATTTGCTTCAGTTCAATGGCAATATTCAGCAGGCATTTCCACCAAGCATTGTTCTATACAACACAACACTTGCAGCAGGAGCTACGGTCAATGTAAGCAATACATACACTGGCACTTTTACAATTGCAACAGGAATAAAACTCAATCTATATTTTGCTCAAACAACAATTTCATCTGTTACTAATGCAGTAACCGTAAATATTGCTGATGGCTACACCATAAATCTTAACGAGATTAACTCAGGACAGTATGCCTCCACATCCAACTGCTTAACGATTGAGCAGTGGCTTAAGAGGGCAATCTACATGATGACAGGAAGCAATGATAAGTTGCTTTCAGATGTATTTAGTGAGGATGATGGTGGATGCTATTGGAATAATGCTTTAACTAATGGGCTTAGAATTAGGCAAGCAGATAATCAGGATGACCTTGGCGCACTTAAGACAACATGGAAAAAAACATTTGAGGCTCTTGATAGAATCTTTTGCCTTGGATGGGCATTTGAATGGACAGGAACAGAATGGAAAATAAGAGTTGAGCCAAGAGAATACTTCTATCAGAACTCAATCAGTCAAACATTTAACAATGTTGGAGAGGTAACGACAATGGCTAAGGTTGATATGCTTGCCAATGCCATCCAGCTTGGATATGATGAGAAGTGGAAAAACATTCAGCTATCAGGAACTTTTGCCATCCACACTGATCGAAATTACTTTGTGAATAATAGGGCAATGGCTGAGAACTCATCAGGCAAGTTGGACATCAGGACACCTATAATTGCCGAGGGTTATGCTATTGAATTTAGCAGAAGGTTATCAGACATAAGTTTCGGGGGTGCTACATCAGACAGGCCTAATGACTATGAAACTTTTATCATTTGGCTAAATAGGCAAACGATTGAATTAGAAGCTGTGGAAGACACTACTTTTAATTTGTTTCAAGAGACAGGAGCAGTTACACTTCTTCCCGGCACTGTTAGCCTACCAAGTAACTTGATTACCTTTTCAAGTAGTCCTTTAAATAATCTTTACAATATCTTTCATACTCCTGCTCGCATTGCATGCAGATGGTGGAAAGTCCTTGGCATGCACACCTATGGCCTGACTAATCCGAGGCTTCAGTTTCAGGTTGGAGAGTATCAGACAGCCTATTCCAGCGCAATATCCGACTCTTCTGAGCCATGCATTCAGATACCATCTGAAGTGACCATATCAGAGAACTCAGACATCTATGCAGACATCATTGTTCCTGAAGCTGCTGAATATTTATTTAAGCCTATAGGTGTTGAATTTAGTTATCCTCAAAGTCTATGCGATTTCTTAACTTTGTCTCAAGATGAGCAATATCGGAAGGTCAGGCTCACTTCAGGCAGTTTGGACATTCAAGGCTTTATAATTGAGGCCACCAATCAGCCGGAGGATGCTTCCGGTGGTACGACAAAGTTTACACTTCTTCAGGCCAATCAACTTGCTCCAACAGGCGCAGCATTCGATGAAGGCTTTGATGATGGTTATGAGATAGGTTAAAATGCCAACTAATTACAACAGAGCCAATCTAATCACGGAGAGTGCAACACTTTTCCCTGACAACAATAGCCAACTTATTTCCCCTGCTGACTTAAGGCAGTGGCTGGAAGATGGCACTACAAGCTTTGTAACGCAAAAAGATAAGTCCACTCTTGAGAATGCAATCTTTGAGAATAAAGCATCAACCTTAGCATCAGCAGCAACAGTTGATCTCAACACTGCAACAGGAAACTACTTGCAGATATCAGGAACTGCAACAATCAATTCATTTGGAACTTGTCCAGCAGGGGCAAGATTCATCCTAATGTTTCAAGGTATTGCTACTTTGACCTATAATGCCACAAGCTTAATTATCCCAGGTCTTGCCAACAAGACAACGGCAGCAGGAGATTGCTGCATGATTGTCTCTGAAGGCTCAGGCAATTGGAGGATTGTTGGCTACTTCGCAATAAGTGGAGGCGGAGGAGGAGGTATTACTGCCTTGACTGGTGATGTGACTGCATCAGGAAGTGGATCTGTTGCTGCAACAATTGCTAATGGGGCAGTAGACATAGGTATGCTTTCAGCAACTGGAAGTCCATCAGCAACTACATTCTTAAGAGGTGATAATACTTGGGCAACCCCAGCAGGAGGAGGAGGTGGAAGCGGTGGAGGAGCATCAGTTAATTATTATCTTAATGGTTCTGTAAGTCAAGGCACATTTGGAGGAGTTGCTTGTAAAGAGATTAACAGAACCCCAATATTTGGAGCAGGAACTGACTTTACAATAAATGCTAATGGTTACATTCAATCGTTTATTACTGATGCTAATGACCCAAATCAACTACTAATTCCATCAGGCAATTGGATATTTGAAACCTATTTTAGTGCATCAAGTGGGGGAGGTTCTCCATCATTTTATCCTGAACTTTATAAATGGGATGGAACATCCTTAACATTAATTGCGTCAAATTCAGCAACACCTGAATCAATTACCGGAGGAACTACAATTGATTTATATGTTACTGCTTTAGGTGTACCATCAACAGTATTAGCTGCCACAGATCGACTTGTAGTTCGATTCTATGTTACTCATAGCGGTAGAACAATTACCATGCATACTGAGGGGGTTCATTTGAGTGAAATTGTAACAACCTTCTCAACTGGCATTACTTCAATTAATGGACTAACAGACCAAACTCAAGTATTTACAACCGGAACAAGCGGAAGTGATTTTAACATAAATAGCGCAACCAACACTCACACATTTAATATTCCTGATGCTTCAGATACTGCAAGAGGTTTAATTACTACTGGAAATCAGACTTTAAACGGAATTAAAACCTTTGGCAATGGCACAAGTGCAGGGGAGATAAGGCTACTTGAGCCTTCAGGAAGTGGTACTAATTCTGTTGGTATTAAGGCTCAGGCAATGAGTGCTGATTATTCCTTGACTTTGCCAACTAATACTGGAACAAGTGGACAAGCCTTAATAACTGATGGAAGTGGAGGGTTAAGTTGGGCAACTAATGGGGGATCACTTATAAGCCAGTATTTAAAAAATACTACTGCTACAACAATTGGAAGTCCAATAGTAGGAAATACAATTCTTGAAACCTTATTTATTCCAGCAGGCACATTCACTTCCAATAATTCTTTTGTGCTTCTGCATAAAAACACAAGTGCAATTGCAACAACTGCTTACAATATTACAATTTCAATTAATACATCAGCTGCACTTGGTGGTGTTGCAATAGTTGGGCCTTCTGCAGTAGGTGCTTCTACAGCTGCTCAAAATGCACCAATGGCTATTAATTTATATGGAGGTGGGGCTGGAAATACAACAAGGTATATGGCTCAGCCATGGACATCAAGCACATCAATTGGATCATCTACAACTGCAATTGATTGGTCAATAAACCAATATGTTGTGGTTTCCGCATCCACATCAGCTACAAGAAGTATTACTAACTTATTAATTGGCATAACCCCAACATAAATGGAAGAATTAACTTTTTTAGATAATCAACTTAATTACAGAGGCCAATTTTATCAAGTTGGAGATTCAATGATTATGGATGATGTAGTTTTTACAAATCTTTTTGATGCTGAAAATAATTTCAATGTGATTTTAATGGCAAACCAAACAAGCATCAACGGAGTCATTCAGACATCTGCTCAAATGATAATTGACACCCTGACCAATGCCTAATTCATTCTACAGATTTCAGCCTGCATGGAATGCCGGGTTTTATCCTGACAACCAAATTACTGCCAATCTTCTGAATGCATTAGCAGGCAATATTGGTGCATGGTTGCCTGGGTTCTTTCCTGGAAAGACAATAAGCCAATTAGTTCAAGGGGTAAGAGGGCAGATGGATATATTCAATGTCTCTCCATATTTTGGAAACCTTCAAATAATTAATACCACTGCCCCTGATCCACCATTTGTAGACTACTACATTTATGTGAGGAATAGTAGTCTATATGCAATTGATAATTCTCAGCAAATATTAGTTTCTGGTCAATACAATCCTACAAACAATGTAGTTGCTAATGCTACAATAAGTGCATTTACTCCAGGCAGTTACTCAGGGACATTTGATTACTCACCTATTCCAGTTGAGGCAGAAGTTGATAGGGCTTTACAAATAGTAGAGCAGAATGGATCGGCTTTTTTCCCATTGACCTACTCTTTCGATTCAGGAAGCAACATTGCAACAAGTGGATTGGCAAGAGGCAAGAACTGGCAGCTTGATTCTTCAGGCAATGCAACAAGGCTTCCTGCTGATACTTTGCCTAAGCAGAATGCAAGGACATTCAGTGTTGCTCCTCAAACTGCCGAGGATAGATATTGCATAAGCCTGATGGAGAAGGTTATCAACTTTAGTCTTACCGAAACTGATTATACTTTAATTGAGGCATACTTTAATACCTTTACTATTCCTGATGGCTGGACTGCATCGTTTGCTATAAGTCTTGATACTTACAATAGGATTTTCTGTTTAATCTATCGTGATGACAGAAGCTTGCTAATGATTGGCAGACTTGATACTAATTGGCTTTGGCAAAGGTTTATCAATGAATCAGGAAGCAGTGACTTAAGTGTGTTCAGCTATGCATCAACCACTCCATTGCCTTACTTACCAGTAGTAAGCTATCAGTGGCTTTATGGAGATTGGTATGACATGGAGTTTGTGGACTTCAATGCCGGATGCTATGAGTC